CATCGGTCAGCTATTTATTTTAATATTTTGAATTTGAGAGAAAAATACAGTGTAGTAAGAATAAATGATATAAGCGTTGTAGGTGACGATGATGAATGTGTTGGAGAAGATTTATTTATAAGTACTGTAGCTAATAATAATTTACGTGATAATTATAAAACTAAGGATGTTGAAGATAGTGTATTAAATAAGATGGACATTGAAGAAAAATTTTATCTAGAGACTGATCATTCGACAGATGATATAGAAAGAATAATTGAGTCAATAGAAGAAGATAATAATATTAATTATTTACAAGAGAATATACTTGCATACTCATTTAATATATTATCTGGTAAGATGAAGAAGTTGTGTTTTGAGAAGATATTTGCTGAATTTTTTAACGATTTAATTAATTCTAATATACCTGAAAAAGTAATAAATAAACATACGCCGACTCTTATTGAAGTAATGAATTTAGTAACACTTGATCCCAGCTTAGTAGATAATATGGAGTATAATAACAAAGTTTACAAACTTTTTAAAGATTGGTTAAAGGAAAAAATAAGAGCCAAATTATACAAATATAACATTAAGATAACTAATGATATGGATGAATTTAAGAGAGAACAAGTTTTAGAGTTAGTTAAACGAGAAAATCGAATGCTCAAATATATAAAAGAAAATAAAAGTAGTTTCATGAAAAAATTGCTTGAGTTTAGGAATAATTGTATTAATTTCAGGATTTAAAGGAGAATGTTAAATTGGCATCACTCTTAAGACATGAAAAAGAAAATCAATTTTCTAAATTAGTCTTTTCAATATTAAATGACTATTATGATGGAAATATACTTAAATATAAAGAAGCTGAAAAAGATGCCCGTGATTTTATAAAGTTGAATAAAAACTTAAAAAAAGTTACAGTTTTAAGTTCGAATTCAAAAAATATTAAAGATCCATATATTAAGTATACACATGTCGATCTTAAAAATAAAATTGTATCCACGGTCTTTACTGAATCACCATACCCATTACTTGGATATAATATTGATTATTTGAAATCTAGAAGATACTTTCCATTTGGTTTTGATGTCTTATTCGAGCGAAATAAAACTAAAGACTTACGTAAACTTAAGAATACTAATGATATAGATAAAAAACAAGAAGCTAAATATGTGTTTGATTGGGTAAAGAATAGAGTATTAAATAATTATTTTTCTGTTAATAATGTTCGAATTGATAAGAGTTCTGGAAGAGTTGAGTTCAGTTCTAGTTTTAGAGATTTAAATTATGGTATGACACTTCAGAACATAGTAGCAAAGATACCTAATGATAAATTTATAAATATATCCGGACTCAAAGGTACTCCACTTAAATTAAGTAAAGATTATAATACTTTATTTTTATATTTTTCTATGTTAGGTTTTACTGAATTTTATGCTAGATGCACTTGTCCAGAGTTTATGAGGAAACATTCTCGTAAAGATGTTATATCAAATTATTTTTGTTCACATTTATTATATTCAATAATGCAATTTCCGTATTACGTAATGTACGTTATGCAGTGAGTAAGGAGAATTCTTAACATGAATAATACATTACTATCAGCTAAGTTAGATTATTTATTAAATTATGCAAAAAAACAGTATAGTGTGAGAAAAGGTTTACATTTAAACTCCAAAGATTGGGAATCATATGTCGATGTAAAAAGTGCAATGTTTTATACGTTTCTTACTAATGGTACTGTACAATTCTTAACTAAATCTAAATTATCTGGAAAATCGTATAAACAATACGTTAAGTTCGTTGACTTTAAGAAATTTGAGCCAGCATTATTGCTACTTTTTTTAATTGATACTCCAGAGGATAAAATTAATAATTTCTTAAAGACATTTTTACAATATGGTGAAGTTAAATTATTTTGTGAAGATCCTTCATTCCTTTTCTGGGGAAGTAAGTATAACCTTACACAAATAAAATCATGCTATGGTCCAGGTGAAAATAGACCACCTGATATACGAGATCCTTCGCGAAATTTCTTAGTGTGCAAACATCTATGGTTAGTTTTAGATAAATTTGAAAAGAGTATTACTGAATTTATTAAAGAACTACTACCATACTATAAAGCGGCATTTGGTTTACATTCACCCACTGGATTAAAAAGATTAAAGAAAAACTTAGGTGACAAAGGTTTAAAGAGAGTTATAGAAGAAGCAATTAAGAACATTAATAAACTCAAATCAGATGAAGTTAAAAAATTATTTAAAGATTTAACTGCTGGTAAATTAGACAGTGGTATTAAAGAAAAGTTTAACGAAGTAGATAAGACTAAAGAAGAGCAGGATAAAACTAAAGCTAAAAAAGAACAAAATAAAACTAAGACTAAAGAAACTGCTCCGAAAACTTCTGATATAGATAATAATAATGAAAATAAAGCAGAAGAAAATCAAACTAATATAGAAAATGAAGATAATACTGAAGATGGTGAGGTATAATGAAACAATCAATTATTAAAATTTTATCTGATGATGATCAGTTAAATGAATATATAAATTCACTAGAAAATGAGTTGGAAAAAACAGAATCTGTTGATGCTCAACTTGATTTAATACTTGATAATATACTCAATCTCTATTCTAATTTTGCTGATCGTAGAGCACTACGAGCATCAAATATAAGTGCTATTACTGAAATGTTAAAACTAAAATCTGACTTACCTATAAAAAGAATTCAAGCTAAAAAGATGATTCTTGACGTATTATCAAAAAAGAAAGAACTAGAAATAAAAGAAAAGAATAGTGATACTAATAATCAATTAGTAGGAACAACGACTAATTTACTTAATGCGATCTTTAGTCATCTAGACCAAAATAATATTCATCCTAAAATAGATGATAATATATTAGATTGTGAATGTAGTGATATTATAGATACTCCAAAAAGCTTAAGCGATACTAATAACTTAAAAGATGATGTTATAATTAATATAGAAAAATCGCAAAAAGAATTAGATATTCTAGACATCGATGAAGATGACATTAAAGATGGAGATGATGACATTGCCTAGAGATAAAGTAGGTTTATTTGGAGATATAGGTAATCGTCTAAATGAATATCTTCAAAAATATAATCAAATACGTTATGATAACTTAATATACGATGATTCTGGCAAAAAATTAGATATCTCTAAATTAATACCTCAGAGAGAATTATCTAAATTATTACAAGCTGTCTCATCATCTAATATATTTGGACAATCTATGTTCGAAAAATTCTTCGACTTGCAAATAGGTAGAGCCGCTAGATATACTGAATATGAACAAATCCTTTATCGAATACCCGAAGCTTCTCAAGCCTTACAAATTTATGTAGATAGTATTTTAGCTCCTAATGTTGGAAGCAGAGAGAATCAAATGATATTTGATATTAATGGAGATAACGTTATAGATGTAAAAGCTAAGACTTTAGCAGAAGTGATATTAAAAAGAAGTGGATTCTTTGATATTTTACCTCAAGTAATATATACTTCACTTCTATATGGTGATTCAATCGTTGAGCTTGACAAAACTGAATCTGGTATTCGATATATATTACACACTCCTAAAAATTGCACTATACTTTATGATCTTAAAACTGATATTGAGCTTGGTATCCTAATTCAACAAGAATCAGAATCATCAAAGCTGCTAGATATGTTGTCTTATGCTTATCCATCTATAAATATTGAAGTACCTGATAAGTATGTCTCAATCGTCAGCAGTGTACAAAATATGGATGATTATCAGGAGAAATATGTTGAGGAACAGATAAAGTCTCTGATTGAAGATTTATTTAAGGACTATGGAGCTAAGTATAAATACTTATCACCAAGACGATATGTTAAATTTCCGATATATTATAATAATCTATATTATCCATATGGCACATCATTATTTGATCCAGTTCGATCTATCGCCAAACAATTATTATTAGTTGAAGCCGCATTATCCATTTATCGAGCTACGCGTACACCATTGAGAACTTTGTGGACGATCGAAGTTGGTAACACACCTGAGCCTGAAATTCCATCATTAATTAATGGAATAATGGATAGGATACGACGACAAAAAGTCATCGATCCTGAAAACGAAGGTACTACATCATTAGACTCAATTCCTGAAATGATGTCCCTTGAAGAAGATATCTGGAGCCCATCGATCAATGGTAATTCATTAATCAGAGCTGAACCCATTCAAGGTGGTGATATCTCACCATATATCAATGATGCTGAATACTTTAAGAAAAAACTTTTAGCGGCACTGGGTATACCACCTGCTTATTTAGGTGAAGAACAAGCTGCTGGTACAAGAGCACTTTTAACATTAGAAGATATAAAGTTCAGCAGAACAATAAGAAAATATCAAACAGATATCAACAATGCACTCAACGATTTAATTAATACATGCTTTTTATTAACTGGCAACGCACAATTTTATAACAAAGTAACATTATCTCTACCCGAGCCTAAAACTATTGAGGACAATATCCGGATAGAAAATATCA